ACCAAATGACATTACCAAGTCATCATTGTACCCACCTTGTGCCTCGGGACGTCCATTTTTCCAGATGAATACTTTCATTTCCTCGAGCAAACGCTTAGATTGGATGGTAACACTTCTGTCGCCAACATACTCTCTAAACTTGTTTACTACAAGTGGTCTGGTTTTTAAGGACATTGTGAAACCCGGGGTTAAATTGTTACCATTTTCATATCGGTTAAAATACGACTCGGCTGTCACTAAGTCACTCTTAGGTGACTGATAGAAGTTCTGGTAGCCACGTTCTATAACAGTCTCAATAGTTGCCCAACCCACTGACGCATTTTCTACTACCAATAGAGCATTGTTGTATTCCGAGGCTAGACCTACAAGAAAATGTCCAAATTCTTTTGGTGATAATTGACCCTTGTATTCTGCTACTTGAGTATTTGTTTCGATATCCATTACGTGACAAGCCGAGAAGTCTCTACCATCACCTCTAGCCACGTCAGCTACTACCATGTAATCGCGAGTATAAGAGGCAGGTTCCCAAACCCATAAGTTTTTATCTGCACCTCGTCTTTCTAAAGGTTCTTTAATAGTGGTTTGGGAGATAAATTCAATCCATTCTGGGTAGAATACTGTTTCACCTGAGGTTGAGAAGTCACAGTCACATTCCTGTGCTGCCATTCTAGGATCACCTAGAAGTTCATCTTGTCTCTTCCTCCAAGCTTCGTCCCTTTCCGGGTGTACGTACCAAGGTAACTTGATAGGTAAAAAGTCGTTCTCTTGAGCTTCCGCTCTCACCCATGTCTGGTGGAACCAGTTTCCAGTTCCATAAGGGGTTGAAAGTACTATTGCTCCACCACCCGTTGCTAGTGTTTGTTGTGCTGATGCCCATATTTCTCCAATGTTTTCAATGAACGCGGCCTCATCCACTATCAGCAAAGATACTGCTTCTGATCGACCTGCGTCACCAGCTGCTGATACTGCTTTGATTTGAGAACCGTTATTTAGTCGTAACGTTAATTTGTTATTTTCTTCTGCTGGTACTTTAAGCCATGAAGGTAAATTCTCGTACATGAATTTTACCTTGGTTACCATGTTTTTAGCTGTTTCTTGTTTTGTAGCTAAACAAAGTACGTTTTTGTCTTTGTGGAACATCATCCACCAAAGTGAATATCCTGCTGCTAAAGTAGAGATACCTAGCTGGCGAGATTTAAGTACGATAGAGTATGGATTATCTTTCCATAAATTAAGTACCTTACCTTGGAAAGGGTATAGATTAAAGATAACACGGCCACGTTGTGGGTGTTGAATATAACAGTACTTTCTCATAAAGTGAGCTGGGTCTTGAGCACACTTTACAAATTCTTGTTGTATTATTTTTCTTAAATCCTGATCGCTCATATAAGCTTAATTACAAGAAAAGTTGTATTTAAAATAGCAACAACCCATCCAGCTAATGCTTTTATCTTTTCTTGTTTAATTTGTTTATCTTTTACTTTTATAATTTGTTCTTTATTATCTAACATCTCAAGGTAACGCACCTCGTTATCTCTTTGAAGTGTGATAATAGAGTCTTGTGTTGTAACAAGTTTATCTTGTTTAGCAACTACATTAGATAAAATATACACAGAATCTCTTGCTACTACAAGTTGTCCTTTAACAAGTTCACACTCGTTCTTAAATACAAGTGCGTTTTTTAGTGTACGACAAGGTACAGAGCAGTACTCTTCTTTATTGGAAAGCGTTTGTGAACTCGCTAACCAAGGCATTGCCAGTAAGCCCAGAAATACGATTATTCTTTTCATTGTATTTTTGTTTATATGTGTTAGCTTTGGCTTGTAAGTCAGCTAGTTTAGCTTTATCCTCTTGGATTTGAATTCTATAACCGTCAGCTATACTGTCTAATTTAGCTATTTTAATATGTGTAGAGTCAACTTGAGCTTGAAGCGAGTCATTTGCTCGCTCAAGCTCGTTGATTTTATTTTTTAAGTCTTTGCCCTGATCTAGTCTTCTGTAAACAGCTATTACAGTAAGGATTAGAGCAACGTAACCTAAAATTCTAACGTATTTTTTCATTAACTAAGTTTAGATACTTTATCGTCGATCTCAATTTTAGCTTTTGACCAAGCATCAGCATACTTGTCTTTATCTAAAACACGATTTGCATTATCTACGATACCTGCATCTCTCATGTCTTTTAAGAACGCCTTAACAAGTTTAGATTTTTCTTGTTGACGAAGTTGAGCAGCTTTACCTTTAGTGAATTCACCACCTGATTTGGCTAATTTACGTAGCTCTAGATCTGAAGGTCCTTCTTCATCATCTGTAGTGTATGATTTGCTTAGCTTAGAGGTAGCAAATTTAGGTTCTTTTTTCTTAGCAGCTGGGGTGGCTGATTTAGGGCGACCACGCATTCCACCTTCTTTTTTCTCTTTAGCTGGTTTATCACCTGAAGCTTTACGTCCGCGTTGACCAACTTCTCTTTCACCTTTTACAAGGTCGATAAATTTATTAAGTTGGTTATCGAATAAATCGTCGTCTGGTCCTAGAGCAGCTTGAACATCATCGTCGGCTTTAATAGCCTTACGAATATCTTTCTTTTCACCGTCTTTGTTTTTTTCAATTACTTTTTCGATTGCTACTTTTAGATCACCTGCGATCTTAGCCATTTCCATAAGAGCTTCGTCTTCTTGAAGAGTTACAGCATCATTCTTTCTTAAAGCTTGAATTGATTTTTCTTTAGCTGTAGCAGATAAAGTTCCAAATTCAGGATCTTTTTTAATATCAGCCTCCGCAGATTTACCGGCATATGTAGCTTCATTAAGCTCACTAATAATCATCTCGCGAATTGCGGATTTTAATTCAGATATTTTCATCTCTAGATATATTATAGTTTTCTTATAAATATTATAGACCTAATTGAAATTTAAGCTGTTTAATACGCTCTTCAGTAGATCCTTCTAGAATACCATAATTTTTAATAAGTGAACGTTTAGATTTAATCTGATTAGTAATTATAAAATCAATTAAAGCACGATATTCAAGATCAGTTTCACGAACACCATTATCTTCCATATCTACTCCTTCAGGAGAAACATAAAAAATATAATCGTAATCTTTGATTAGCAATGCCGCTACCTGTTCAAAATCGTATTTTTCAACGTGATCCATTGATTTAGAAGCACGAGCAAAAGCAATAACATCAATTACAGTACGATCTGTAATAATGTTTTCTTGTAGTAGCTCTAAAGAACGTTCTGCTAGAAACACTAATTGACCTTTAAAAGTCGAATCAGTATTCAATGGAATACCTTGCTCCATTAAATATTTTGAACGTTCAGTTCTAAACATATAGTCTTTGAACTCTGGGAGTTCTTTAAGCGCATTTACAAGTGTAGTTTTACCTACACTCATTGTACCACATAATCCTATTTTCATTGTTGTGAATCTCCTGGGAATACTCTGTAACTATCTTCTTCGTAATGTTTTGTAGATACCTCAAAAATTGTAGCACCTTGAGTAAGTGCCCTCAATTGGTGGGGTTGTCCTATCTCTAAATCTACGACATCTCCTTGACGAATCACAGTTGATTGAATCGAAGCTTTTTCAGTATCAATCCAACTATATTCAAATTCTCCTTCAGCTACATACCATGATTCTTCTTTAATCAAATGATAGTGCATTGAAAATTTTTTACCTTTTTCAAATACTAGGAGTTTACCACAGTATAGTTCGTGGTTTGCAATCCACAGCTCGTGTCCCCAAGCTTTCTCGTGAATTTCTCCTTGACGTGGGATTGGTTGATATTTGTGTCCCATTAGAATCGTGTTGTTCCTCGCATTGAGGGATTCTTGTACCAAGGCAAACCTTCTCTGTTTTTGCGAGCTTCTTCCCACTGTTCCAGTGTCATTTGTTTGCCGTACAAATAATATTCTTTTTTATGTTCTGTTTCTTCACCTTCGATAGGAGCAACAGCTGGTCCTTCCCAATTATGGTATTTCCAAGCTGCGCTACCACTTTCTTTAAAGAAATAGTGGTATGCTCCTTTAGACCTCATTCGGCGTTCTTCGTAAATTGTTTCTTTTTTCATGCGTAATGGCTAATAAATTCCGGATATTCTTTATCGCTAAGGTAATAAGA